CGAAGCTTTCCATCTGGTCCAATCACCGTTAAGTTTTCAGACAACGGCTTACTCAACTTAAACTTAGAAATGATCTTAGCATCATTCCAGTTTGCTGAAGTGTTTTGCTTTAATTTGATTTCAAAAGAGAAACCAGTCTTATCACAAAGATCTTCATATGATACGATGTCACCATCATCTTCAAGCTTATCAAGTACCTTAACATATGATTCACGATCAAAACCATATGGAACTTCAGTAATCATCATTACTGTTTTGGTTTTCTTATGGTATTTACCATAAACAATGTGGCGATCTTCAACCGGATCATAGTCGACTCGTCCTTTGAACTCAGGAAATGACACTGGAGCCTTGTTGGTTATATTACCATCCGACAAGTATTCACGAACGAGGCGAGAGAGGTCTTCTACTGATCGTGGAAGAATGTTTGTGGCAAAACCAGTGGCAATACCCTTAGTTCCATTAGCCAATACCAAAGGAAGTACTGGTAGATAGAATGCAGGTGGCTCGTGTTCAGGGTCATCGTGTGCGGGGGCCAGGTCAACATCGCGAATATACTTCTCAAAGTTTTCGCTTAGGCGCGTATAGACATAACGTGGTGCGCCTGCTTCTTGAACTAGTCGAGTACCAAAGGAACCACGACCCTCGACTAGGCAGACATTGTTATTCCACGTTGCAGCCATCAGTTGCCCGGCCCCCGCGGCAGAAGCCTCTCCATGATTGTACCCATAGTCTGATATAATACCTGCAACGGCGGATACTTTCTTGAAGTCACGCTTTGAGTTGAGGATACTGCTATAAAGGTAGAACCTTTGGACAGGCTTTAACCCGTCAATCATATTAGGAATCGCTCGTGATTCCACGGTGTACATTGCAAAGGATTTCCACTCATTGGCTGCAACCTTTGAGATCGGATATTCATTTGCTTCAACTGTAAATTCCATCAATGACATGACGAACCCTTTTTCAATTTATAAGACTATTCTATCACAGTTTTTGGTATATGTCAACCAAAATATTTTTCAAGCATGTCTAAAACGTCTTGATATTTAGCCATTTCAAGGATTTCTGTTTCCATTGCTTCAAAAACATCTGGATGCTCGCCAATTCCCGCTGGATTATTAAGATATACTTCGACGTTCATTCTATGTTTTTGAATATGTCCGTGGGCATGAGCCTTCATTGCTTTAATCATTACTTCTTGTTCTAGTGCCATTATTTTTCTCCTTATTGGAACATGTAGTCTTTACGTAATTGCGAATCTTTTCCAAACATCATTTGGAACATACCAGCATCATCAACCGTAACTGTGTCGTACACTGGTTTATTGATAATAGTATCATATTCTTCTTCCGTCAAACTTCCTAAACCTTTGATGTAGCGATGTTTCCACCCATCTTTGCTTGACTTAAATTCATTCGCCTCTTCATATGTATAAAACCACTTGATTTGAGATCCTTTTGTAGAAATCATAATTGGTGTACGAGTGATTTTAACTTTCTTTTCAAGAAGAAGACGAGGCCAAAACTTATAAAAGAATGCAATAAGCAATGGACTAATGTGGCCGATACCATCGTGGTCAGCATCAGTCAGTGTTGCAATATGTTCATATGTCATATCATCAACTGAGTTTGGATTTGTAATATCCAATCCAAGAACTGAGATCAATTCTGAGAGCTCTTTGTTCTTAAGAACATCAGCAGGTTTCATATCCCATGTGTTCATAATAACACCACGAAGAGGATAAGCACCCACCTTATTTGGATCACGTACTTTGAGAAGGAAGCCCATCGCTGAGTCACCCTCCACGATTTTCAAAGTGGCATCATCCTTATTTGCTGCAATATGCTTAGCCACTTTAACCTTACGCAATTTCTTTTGAGCAAGAGTAGCAGCTCGTTTGTCTGCAGCGATTTTCTTTGCAAGCTGAGCCTCAATAATCGGATCAATAATAGATGGAGTATTCAGGATCTTACGAGCAAAGAAATCAGCCTCACGAATGCCAGACGCAATCGCATGTTCTTTCACATTACCCATTGGATTCGTCAGTCTTTCTTTTGTCTGCGAGTCAAATTTTGGGTTAGTAAAGTTCTTAGCGAACATGACAAACGTAAGACCGTTCTTGATCGTTGATTTTACAACTTCAATCTTATGCTTGCGCTTAATCATAGTTGTAAGTTCTTCAACAATACCATTCACGATAAAGTCTACATATGTACCACCTTGTCGTGTATTCACACCATTTACAAATGAGTTGGTACGGAAACCATCTTCAGATGTAGTGATGAAGAATGAAAGATCTTCAGTTTTCTCTATGATTGCTTCTTCACCAAAAAGCTCAGCATACTTTTTCAGGTTGTTGACCTTGATGCGTCGCTTATTAAAAGAGAATGCAATTTCAGGGAATGCCATTTGAAGCGAAGACAAACGATCTTCAACTAAAGCAACTGTATCTAGTTCTTGTAAACTGTCGACTTCGAACAAATCGAAATCAGGAGTAAACCAGACTTCAGTTCCGTTTCCGTCTTTTGGAGTTTGCTTTTCACGAATATCCTCTGCACCATTCTTACATTCAACTGTAAGCATATTGCCGTTAGACCAAGTCTTACCGACAAACTTAGATGATAAGAAGTTAGTAGCAGCTGAGCCAACACCGTTGGTACCAATAGTTACTCGTTCATCGTCAAAACTTGTACCCGCATTAACACGCGTCCAAGCTGCAGTCGCACGAGCAATCTTGCTGTCTGTTGTCTCATCATAAACAAGCTCTTGCGGAATACCACGACCATTGTCCGTGATAGTCACCTTATTATTATCTATAGACACGTTGATTTTGTTCGCATACTCAAAGTTTGTGCGAATGGCTTCGTCTATAGAGTTGTCAAGAATCTCGTCAATCATTTTCGATAGCGCTGGAACATACCGTGAGGTTTTCCATTCACCCATCACAAAACGCTCGACCTGTTCTTGAGCACTAGAGCCCATATACATACCAATACGTTCTCTGACGTGTTGGCGAGCTGTTAAGATTTTGAACTGTTCAGTCAAGATTTTATCCCTTTTGGAAACATTATTAAGCTATTCTATACTATTTCTTTTGTTATGTCAACCCTTAAATTTCTCCAATCCAGTGGGTACAGTCATCGCAAGGATCATCGAATTGATAACACCGATAGTCTTCGGCCATGCAGTTCCTTTCGGTTGTTGGCTCATTATTTATAAATACTATCATAGAGTTTCAGAAATGTCAACAGGAAATTTCATATGATTACAAATTATCTGTCTCCAGTTGGCTTTGTGGTGTCAATTCAACGACTACCAAATGTAGAATTTTTCACACAAAGAGCCACGATTCCAGGAGTCAACATTACACCTGCACCTCAGGCTGCTCCCATCCATCAGTTGTATGCTGTTGGTGATCGCCTTGAGTACCAAGAACTCGACATGAATTTTATCGTGGACGAGTCTATGAATAATTATAATGAGATCCTTGCATGGATGGAAGGTATTGGTACTCCAGAAAAGTCGACACAGTTCAGAGATCTTGAGAAAGGTGACGGCACTACATCAGACATCCGCATCGTGATTTCAAACTCTAACAAGAATCCAAACATTGAGTTTACTTTCTTCGATTGCTTTCCAACTAGCCTCAGCCCAGTCTCTTTAGATGTGACAGGCACTGACGTCATCTACCCTGAATGCTCAGTAACTTTCAGGTATACTCGTTTCGAATACAGAAAAATGTAGTTGACATTTCTATCAAAGTGTGATAGAATGTATTATAAAATGGTTTTGAAAGGTATGAAATGAGTACTGATGATATAAGTGAGATTTGGGCAAAAGATGCAAACATCGACGAAACGAATCTCGTCGGTGAGTCTAAGAAAATCCCTTCATTACATAGCAAGTACTATAACATGTACTTCCGAGAAGCGCTTAAAGTGAAGAAGCTTCGTTATGATTACAAGCAACTTGAGCTTGCAAAGAGAGAGTGGTATGATGGATCTATGGCTGAAGAAGATCTTCGTGAACGCGGATGGAAACCATACCAGAAAAAAATCATTCGTCAGGATATAGATAAATATATCCAAGCAGACAAGGATATTGTAAATCTAAGTTTAAAGATCGACTATCATACAGCTCGAGCAGATTACTTAGAAGACATTGTGAAAACTATTCATAGTAGAAACTTCATTATTAAATCAATGATTGATGTGTTGAAGTTTCAAGCAGGAGAGTACTAGATTATGAGTGATGTGGTGAATGTTGAGGAAGGAAATGCGGTACACCTGAAGGTGACGGCCGATCCCGGCACTCGCCAAGAAATTGCTGAATACTTTTCTTTCAAGCCGTCCGGCTATCAGTTCTCTCCAGCATATAAAAATAGAGTGTGGGACGGGACAATTCGTTTGTATCAACCTATGCGCCCAGTACTTTATGTTGGTTTGTTTCCAAGACTGAAAAAGTTTTGCGAAGATCGTGGTTATGAGTTAAATGCACCAGCACATCTAATGCATGGAGAGGAGATTCCTGATGACTACGGTTATGAATTGGCTAAAGAGATTGGTTGTAAGTTTGAACCACGCGATTACCAAAACCAATACGTTGTTGATGCAATCCGGGATTCA